GCCTCGTGGATGATGCTCTTCAAGGGCGGCACGGTCGTGGGCTTTGGCTCACGCAAAGAGGACTACGTCGACCAGATCGGCAATCCCGCGTCGCTTTTCTGGAAGGTGCGCCAGTTCGTGGACATGTTGCCCGCGGAGTTCCAGCCCGACGAATGGGACGTCACGAAGCACGCGCCCTTCATGAAGATCCAGAACCCGGAGTCTGGCTCGTTCATCGTCGGTGAGGCGGGCGATAACATCGGCCGCGGCAACCGCACCTCGATCTACTTCATTGACGAGGCGGCCTTCCTCGAGCGGCCAGACGCCGCAGACGCCGCACTATCGCAGACTTCCAACTGCCGCATCTACGTCTCGACCCCGAACGGCGCGGGCAATCCGTTCTACCGCAAGGCGCACGACGGCAAGACCCCGAAGTTCATCTTCGACTGGCGAGACGATCCTCGCAAGGACGAGGCCTGGTACGACGAGCAGCGGGCCAAGCTTGACCCGGTGGTGATCGCACAAGAGATCGACCGCAGCTACACCGCTTCGGTATCGAATGCCTTCATCAGCTCCGACATCGTGCAGGCCGCAGCCCGCAAGGGTCCGGCAGACCTGATTGCTCATGGCCCGGTCGTGATGGGCATCGACGTCGCACGCTTTGGCAACGACAAGACCGTCTTCACGTTCCGCCAGGGCAGGGTGGTGCTGCGTCAGATCGTGGCCGGCAAGCTCGACGTCGTGGACGTCGCGGGCCGCGCCAAGGACGAGATCCGAGCCCAGCTCGGCGACGTCGCGCAGATCGCGGTCGACACGATCGGCATCGGTGCAGGCGTCGCAGACATGCTGCGCCGCGACTTCGGCGACATGGTCGTGGACGTCAACTCAGCGCTTCGCATGGACGACGGCCAGAACTACAACCTACGCGCCCGTATGTGGCGCGACATGCGCGAGTGGCTCAAGGCGGGCGCATCGATCCCGAACGACAACGACCTGGTCACTGACCTGACCGCACTCCAGTACAACTACCGCGGCGGCATGCTGCTCATCGAGAGCAAGGACGACGCGAAGAAGCGGGGCATCAAATCCCCAGACCGCGCCGACTCGCTGGCGCTCACCTTCGCGTACCCGGTCAAGAAGACCGACGACTGGGTCGTGCCCGTAGGAATCCAGGCGGCCTGGGCCGCTCTCGATGAAGTAACAGGATATTGATCATGAATCCAAACGATCTACCCCAAGAGCTCGCATACCAAGTCGGCGACAAGTTCGTCAACGAGGAGGACTTCAAGTCCATGCAGCGCGCCGAGCTCGACCGACTGTATGCGCTCTTCACCCAGATGCGCGACAAGTGGGTACAAGCCAGAGCCACGCTGACCGACGTTGAAAAGCGCTGGCGCAAGAACACCGACCTGTACTACGGCGACAACATCAACACCCCCAACGAATTCGAGAACACGCTCCGCAACGGCCCGCCCGCCCGCAAGGCGCAAGACGGCAACCGCTCGAGGGTCGTGATCAACATCGTGCGGCCGAAGGTCGACCAGGCGATCTCGCGCATGTGCGAGATCCTCTTCCCCGTCGATGACCGCAACTGGGGGCTAAAGCCCACGCCGCTGCCCGAGCTTGCGACCATGGTCGGCAACGACACGCCGACCGTCGACCCCATGACCGGCCAGCCCACCGGGTTTACCGCCAACGAAGAGGCCGACGCCATCATGCAAGCCGCCAAAGAGGCGTGCGAGGGCATGGAGCGTTCGATCGATGACAGCCTGACCGAGTGCCACTACAACGGCGAGTGCCGCAAGGGCATCGATGACGGAGTGCGCTTGGGCACCATGATCCTGCACGGGCCGTTCCCTGCCAGGCAGTCCAGCAAGGTCTGGATCCCGCAAGCAAACGGCATGCAGATGCTGCAGATCAACGAGTCAATCGTGCCGGCTTCCGAGCGCCTGGACCCGTGGGATGTCTTCTTTGACCCCTCCTGCGGCAACGATCACCAGAATGGCCGCGGGTTCTTCGTGCGCCGGATGGTCACTCGCAAGCAGCTCCGCAAGCTCGTGGGCATACCTGGCTACGACGAGGAAGCGATCCGCGAAGTCTTGCGCCAGGAGCCCAAGCGTATCCGCGTGACCGAGGGCAGGGTGGTGCGGGACATGGTCCGCGAAGACTCCTACGAGATGTGGACCTACCACGGCGAGATCGAGCCTGACGAGATGGAGATGCTCTCCAGCCGCACGGGCGATCCGCTGACCGACGTGGAGTTCGGCGTGCTCGTGATCGTCAACGACAAGGTGATCGGTGCGATCGAGTCGTGGGTACCGGACAAGACACTGCCGGTCGACGTCTGGTGCTGGCGCAAGCGCGACGATTCACCCTTCGGCTATGGCCTACCCGACGAGCTCGAGCAGCAGCAGCGCGTCGTCAACGCGGCCTGGCGCCAGGTCATGGACAATGGGCGCACCTCGCTCGGCGGCCAGATCGTGATCAAGAAGGGCATGATCATCCCGCAAAACGGCAGCTACGAGATCACCCCGAACAAGGTCTGGCTGGCCAAGGACGAGCTCGATGACGTGCGGGCGGCGATGACGACCTTCGAGTTCGCCTCGCACCTCGAGGAGCTCCTGGCGATCGCCAACAGCGCGATGCAGTACGCGGACATGGAGACTGGCATGCCCCAGCTCATGGGCGGCGAGAGGGGCTCTGCGCCCGAAACAGTCGGTGGCATGGTCATGCTTTATAACAATGCCAATTCCGTGCTGCGCATGCGGGTGAAGCTCTACGACGACAACATCACCAGACCTCACCTCGAGCGCTACTACGACTGGAAGATGGCCAATGATCCAGACCCTGCGATCAAGGGCGACTTCGAGATCGACGCACGCGGGTCCACCGCGCTGATCGAGCGCGACATCCAGAACCAGGCGCTGCTGAACCTTGCGGCCATCACGAACAATCCGCGCTACACCCCGCACCTGAAGGAGCGCGAGGAGCTCAAGGCGATCCTGAAGGCCTTCAAGGTCGACCCCGAGTCGATGATGAAGCCGGAGGACCAGGTTGCTCAGGAGATGGAGGCCGCAGCCCAGCAGGGTATGCCGGAGGATCCGAGGATTGCAGCCGCTCAGATCAAGGCAGAGGTCGACATGGCCAAGCTCGCGGACACCAAGGAGGCCCGCGGGCTGCAGGCCCAGCAGGTCGAGTACAACCGCCAGCGCGAGCAGGCCGAGTACGGGATCGCAATGACCGAGGCTTCGCTCAATCGCGACATGACGCTCGTGAAGCTCGATCAGGACGCGCAGCTCACGCGCGAAGAGATCAACGCACGCGAGCGCCTCGAGGCCCTGAAGATCGACAACGAGCGCCAGATCTTCAACGCTGAAGCCGCGCTGAAGGTCCGCCAAGGGTCAGGCATTTAATCTATTGCGCCAGATATAAGCATGGTGTATTATTCGGGTCGGGCCAGTGCGTCGAGAGATCGCTGGCCCTTTGTATTTGCCGTGTCTCCCCTGTTGGTTTTGGCGCCTGCGTGGCGCCATTTTTTTTTGGAGATTTGATTGCTAAGACGCGAGGACTTCCTCTCGCCAACGTGGAAGCGGCTCACGAAGACCCTCGAGGAAAGGCTCGAGGAGCTCCGTGAGCTGAACGACGCACCGTCGTTTGGACCAGAAAAAACAGCCCTGATCAGAGGTCAGATCAGTGAGCTGAAACGAATTCTCAGCCTTGCGGATCCCGCGAGCCTGAGTCCCGCCGTCAGCCCCGAAGAACTCTCCGGCGCTGCCGAACCAGGCCAGCAATGGCCAGACCTGAGTGAGACGACAACCGAATGAACGTACAGGAACAAGTCAACCCGCTAGTAGAAGCGCAGAAAATCTGGGATCAACTCGACGCAGAGGACGCTGGCACGAGCCAGCCGCCCGAACCGACCGAGAAGCAGACCGACCCGACCGAGGCCGCTAACCCCGCGCCCGCTGACAATCACAATGGTGATGCAGCCGACGCAAAACGGGGTGGCGAAGACCAGGTGCCGCAGGGTGATCAGGCGCTGCTGGACAAGATTGCAGGACTCGAGTCGATGCTCCGCACGCAGTCGGAAAGCATGACTCAACTGACGCAACGACTACGGAATGCCGAAGGCCATATCGGTGGTCTGGGCAGCCAACTGAAGCAGCAGCAACAGGTGGCAACCCAGGTTACTGCGAAAGGCGGCGAGGCCCCGAGCGCAAGCGAACTTCGCGATGCGCAGAAGAGCCCCGAGGCCATGGCCCGATTGAAAGCGGACTACCCCGAGTTCGCCGATGCGATGGAAAGCGCTCTGAACGAGCGGCTGAATGCGCTTGAGCAAAAGCTCTCGCAATCTCAGCAGCCCGTGCAACAAGCGCCCGGCGTCACGCCGGATGAAATCGCCCGGCTGCGATCGGAGATGGCCGTCGAGATCAGGCATCCCGGTTGGCAAGAACGTGTACGGACGCCTGAGTTTGTAGGGTGGCTACAGAGGCAGAACAGAGAAGTGCAATTGCTTGCGGCGAGCGAGAGCCCGCAAGACGCAGTGCGCCTCCTGGACCTGCACACAGAAGCCCTCGGCACAGCGTCAACCCAACGAACGCAGCGCTTGAACTCTGCAGCCGCACTACCTACGGGCCGCGGCGGTGGCAACACTCGCACGAAGCCCGTCGAGGAAATGTCACCCCAAGAGTACTGGCGCTATTTGGACGAACTTGATCGACAGAAAGGTAAGTGATCATGCAAACCTACTCCCTAGTTCCTTCGCGGAACCTGATCATGGCCGAGCGCGAAATGCTCAAGCACGCCATGCCCATCAAAGTGCTCTCCACCTTCGGTATGCAGAAGCAGATCCCCCAGAACAAGACCGACACGGTCGTGTTCCGCCGGGCTCTCCCCATCGATGCCGGATCCAATGGCGCACCCAACATCACCGCCAGCAACTACCTCCTCCAAGAGGGCGTTACTCCTGGCTCGCGCACCATCACGTATCAGGACGTGCAGGTCACCCTGCAGCAGTACGGCGTGCTGATGAAGCTCTCGCGCAAGGCTGAGGCCATGTACGAGGACGACATCCCCGGCGACATGGTCAAGCTCGTTGGCGAGCATATGGCCAGCCTGGAAGAGCTCATCGCCTACG